AGTTTCCAAACGTTACCGTCTGCCGTTGTGATGGTCATGTATCCGGTCACTCTTCCGTAAGTGGATCTCGTTTTGTTTCCGGCTTCCACCTGCATCGGTGTTGCAAATGCAAGTGTAAGTGATACTAAAATGATTAATAATGTTTTTACTGTTCTTTTCATTTTAATTTTCCTCCATTTTTATTTCTGAAACACTGTGAACTTGTCGCATCGCATACGTTTTTCCGTTGGAGCAACACGTTCAAATCCAGGAACCGGCACCATTGCAACTACTTCACCTGGATAGGCTTGTGCTGCAATGATGCTTCCAATGATGACAAGTGTTTCTCCATCATGATATAGTTCCGAAAATGTTTCTTTGATCTCTTTGATTTTGTTCCATCCGTTCTCAGTACTTTCAAAGACGGTTTTCACAAAAAGATCTGAAACTTTTTCTTCTTTTGCCTGTGCATTGATTAACAGACTTGAATCTGATTCTACGCTTACTAACTCACCTGTGACATCCTTCATTGTAATTGCATGTGGGGTTGTATTAATAACTACCACATTGTTTTCAAATTTTTTAAAAAAGTTTTCCATGATATTTTCCTCCATCATTTGTGTATATTTGTTTTTTAGAATACAGATGTAAATCCGTACATTTTTGTATATTCGTTTCCGTCATGAGTTAGCACGTATAAACATGCTTCAAATGAATAAACCCCACGAAAGAAACCAAAAATAATTTTCCATATGTTTTCCTTCAAAAAACTTTTCCAATTAGCTTTAATATACTTAGATCTAACGAAATCTATTACAACGATTATGACCGTTGCCGTAATTCCGATTGCAAGCCAGCATGTAAGCACGCATGTTAAAATAATTTCCAGTAATAATGCATTTTGCATCGTTTTCCCCTCCTACCATTCTTTTAAGCGATCACGTAACCATTTTGAAAAGTCAAACTCTTCTATGTCTATGAAATCGTCATTGTTATATATTCCACCGTTATAGCGTTGATAGCAATATTCTATCTTTCCATCATTCTTCCGGTGGATCTGCCTTTTCGGTTTCTGTCTTGCTTTTTCTAGTTGCATTTCCAATGGATATCGCAACGAAAAGAAATATTAAAGTTGCTGCGATTGCTTCTCCCATCCCAGGAACAAAGAAAGCAATTAAGCCTGAAACAACCGCAAATAAAAGCGAAAACAGAGCAATAGTTTTCTGCACTCTCAGTGCCTCTTGTTTTGCTTTCTGTGCTTTTTGTTTCTGGAAAGACAGAATCTTTCGGCTTCTTTCCTTCTGTCTCTCTCGTGCCTGTTTACGGCTTTGTGCAGCTGGGTCAATAGTTTCAATTTGTCCGTGGATTGCCTCGTAGAGTGCCACGTTAAAAATTGCACTGTTTTTCATGTTCATGCTTATTCCTCCTGTTAATTTTTATTTAATTGTTCAATCAGCACACCAAAAATTTTTATTTCTTTTTCTCTGTTTTTGTTTTCGGTGTGCTTATCAGCAATTAAATTTCTACGTCTTCAGCATCATGTCTGTATATGCTTTCATGTCTTTTCATTCCGTACATGTCCACTTTCTTTGAAAGTGTACCGTTTGGAACGATTCCATATATATTTTTCTCATATGTATGAGAAATAAAACCGTCCAACATTTTAAATGTATATAACCATTTTCCGGTTTCCTTTTTTGAGATGCGATGGATCTTAAAAGTAAGATCCATGTATATTTCAGTTTCCGGTCTGTCGATTTTGATGCAAAACGTTTCTGCATCATAAGTTGTAGTTCCGACAGACGATCTAAAAAGCTGCTCTGTGATCTTTTCTTTTTCCTCTTCTGTCAGATCCAATTTTGATTCAGACAGAGCTGAAAGATCAAAAAGAATCGTTCTTTTTCCATCCTGTGTTTTGCAGAATGGAAAAGACTTTTTCATGGTTGGGAGTGGTTTAAAATCCATATGCATTGCGTCTTACCTCCTTCAGCTCTTTGATTCCGTTGACTGTCTGCAAAACAGACATACGGTAAACAAGTGCGTTTACGTCTCCGGTATATCCGTTTTCTACAAGGTAACTCTGTGCTAACTCCAGAGCTTCAAGCGGTGACGTTGCCGGGATATAATCACCGATCCAGTCAGCTAAGTTTGCTGTTTCTGTTCCCATTTCTACCTTGTACAGTAGATTTTTAATCAAGTTTACTTTTTTCATATTTGTTTCCTCCTGTTTTCTTTTCTCTTTTTTATTTTGTTTATAGGTACTAAAAAGCACACAAACCGTTTTATTTTCCGCTGTCTGTCTAGCTTGTGTGCTCTGTTACTGCCTATAATTCTATTTGATGATCTCAATCATTCCGTGGTCACTTTCATAAAAACACCCTTCAATTTCCAGATCTCTTGCATATGCCTTGAAATCAAAATACATTCTGAACGTTTCCGGTACTCCCTCGAAAACTCCAGTTTCTTCTGCGATTACTTCGGCTACGTCTTCCATATCATCGCAACCGTAATAATATATGTAATCAACATTTTCTATTTTGTCGATTGCTTCTTGAACTGTATAGCCGTTTTCCATGAAAGCATTAAATACGTCTGGATCGACGTTTAATTTTGCGATTTTTTCCGCTACTCTGTTGAGTGCGAAAATGTTTGAGTATTCCGGAATCTCAAAATTAAGAATTGTGTCAGCATCGGTTAAAAAATACTCATCTGCCAATGAAAAACTTGCATCTCCGTTTTTACCGCATCCGATTTTTTCCAGAGCGGATTTAATAGTTGCGGTTGTGGTCGGAAGTGAGATCCACATGCCAACCAGATTTCCGTTGTTGTACTGTGTCAGGTTTGTCAGGAATACTGACATAACTACAACTTTTTTTGTTTCCTGTTTCTGAGTTGCTGTTTCCTTTGTTAAATTTACTGCCATGATGTTTTCCTCCTATTTATGTTTGTTTAAATTATTTTACAATTCGAATACAAAAATAGTTATGATATCCATCTTTGTATTCCATCTCATCAGTTTCTTCATTATAGCTTGTTGCACATGGGGTTTCTTCCACCTGGAAAAAATAACCTCCATCGCTATATTTGGGATCTAAAAAAGGATTATTATATTCATCAATTTTATCTGATAAACAATCTCTCAATGAATCCGCTTCAACTTTGCTGTACTTTTCAACCGCTCTTGCAACGTCTCGGATGATTCCTTTGATAGTTTTATTAGATGTATAACCATCTATTGTAATAGTGTCTTCTCTTACGATTGCACCAACATATGCTAACATTTTGTTTTCCTCCTATTGGTTTGAAATTTTCCAATTAAACCCTCCCACTTTCATGTATGTGGTAACTTCCGTTCTGCCTTTAGGTGTAAAAGAAATTTTTCATCTTTGTCCATCAGAGCCACCGCACATTTCGGATGCATGGTTGACTGTACTTTTCTTTTTACACTGAAAACCTAGTGGATGCTATTCTCTTAACAATTAGTAGGACTAGGCGGTGTTCAGTTGTCGGGTTTTCTTTCAAGATAAACTATCTTAATTTTATTTTCTCCACTCTGCATTTCACGGGCTTGTGACCGTCTACGGCTGCATTACAGAACATTGTTTTACAGTGAATTTTTTCTATGATCTGAGGAGTTCACCAGCTCCCAACGATTTTTATTAGGCTTGTTTCCGTTGGCTTGCAAGCCCTCTTTATTTAATTAGTTAAGAAATGTTTTTCTAAACTTATTTAGGTTTTCCTACATTTCTTGATGCTAATTATATAGTGTCTATTCCTGTTTGTCAATAGGTTTTTCTAAAATATTGTAGTTTTTTCTACATTATTCATGTAACAAAAATAGCAACCGCTATTAGAAACGATTGCTATATTTTTTTGCCATCCGGGAACTGAAAATAAGAAACATACTCAGCGTTTAAAACAGATGCTATCATTTCCAGTTCTTCCTGTGTGAATTTCCCCGTATTTAAACGTTGGTTAAATCCAGACGGGGAAATTCCTAACCGGTCGGCAATGTCTTTTTTTGTTACATCGTCAGCATAGCTAATTGCCATGTCAACTTTCTTTTTTAATTTAATCTTTTTCACCTCCGTTTCTATCCCTACTATTATATAATAGGAATGAAAAATTTTCAAGCCTACATATCCCACCCGTCCGGATCGCAGTACATTCGATAATATAAAATGTCCTCCAGATCATCGATAGTTCTACGTCTCAGTTTTGCAACGCTCAGACGCTCTTTTTTTGTTCCCATGCTATTGATCTCACGGATCAACTGCATTTTCAGCATTGAAATGATATTAGTTTCTGTCATTGTACTGTTCTGCATTTTTTTCCCCACTTTCTTCAGGATCTCATCCCGATAAAAATTATTTTTTATTTTCATTTTCACCGTCAAACGTTCCGACATTAGAAACAATGTTACTAACCTACTACTTGCAGCCCTCACAGGTCTTACGCTTTTGCCCGGTGTTTACATTGCTTTGCTTGTCAGGTTTGACGGCAAAATCAAAATAAAATTGTTTACGGGTTACTTGGTTATTCTCGCATAACCTAGCGATTTTAACGTTTTATATAACGGTGATTTTTTTATTTATGATCGATGGAAAAAAATCACAAACCTTTTCGCTCTAAGTAGCTATTACGGTGCTTTACTTTGCATTTTCCGCACGCTTGTTTTTTAGGATCGTGAATCCTATGACATTGCATATATTTATACACCGCCAATGCTCTATACGGTGTTTTGGATGGTATAGACACTTATTACCTTTTCAGTGGTAGCCCTCACATAATATAGAAATATTATGATATATGCACTTATTTCCAGTTGAACCGGTAGCCCTCACACCCTGGTTTTTCGTTCAGTTGGTGTGCCTGCCTACTTGACAGGCACGTGGTTAATCAGTTACAATATGTATATGAATCTATGTACTCATCTGCTTCTGATTCGGTTAGGAACGTGCACAGAAGTTTATTAGTACATTTTTCATATACCTTTGTACAATCGTCATATATGACTTTGTACAATTTTATCACCTCCTTCCTATTGTAAAGTTGGGAGGTGGTACTTGAAAAGTACCTATGTATTTTTAAACACTTTTCTATTCTGTATTGAATAGTAGTGTTGCCTGAGTTGTTTTGTAAACCCATAGCATTAAAACCAACTGTTTTACCTGTTTCATTTATTCTAGGTATGGCTTCAGTTGCCAGCGTCTTCTTTCGGGGCAAGACTACATGAGGATATACTACTATTCTTACTCGCACTTATCAGGTGGTCTACATACGCCTATGTAGGTCTGAAAAGGGTTTTCGGTAATAGGTTCGTTTCCTGACCTTGTATTTAATTGTCAACGTACAAGTGCCACTATGGACTTATTACGATAGTTCCCACCGTTTGCGAGGCGGTAGGTCAGTTTGGAAAAGTTAGCAGAAACGCTTGACAAGTAAATGATGAAATGTTAGAATTATCATGTGTAATTACTTGTAAGGTAGTTACTGCTGTGGAAAAGAGTTGCTAGGGTTTGATCGCTTTCGGCAGCTCTTTTTTTATTTCCTTACCGTGATTACATGATAGCATATGTTTTGTTGTTTGTCAACTGTTTTTAATGCATTTATGAAATTTTTTTTATTTCAACTTTATCAATAGCATATCCAATTACATTTAAAATTGAATTTGCATCATTGATCGAAAAATGCTTTTTTTTCAACATATTATCAAGTTGTTGTCTTGACATACCTAATTTATTAGCTATGAATGTTTTGCTAACTCCATTATCTTTTATAATTTTTATGACCATATCAGATAAATCTTGGTTTGTCATCGCATCACCTCCTTTATATAAAGAAGATTATACAACAAAAACGTGATGCTGTCTAACACTTCATTATTCACTTGTCAATGTACGGCTTTCTTTTCTCAACTGTCAAAAAGAAAAGAGTGTAAACCTTGTACACTCAATACAGGATTTACACTCTTGTTTACTTGCTACGGAAACAGGTTATTTAGTTTCTGGTTTCTGGATCTCTTTCGGGTCATGAGTCTCAATAAACTCGATGAGGTCAAGAATTTCTGTATCAGACATTCCTTTTGCCCTCAGTTCCCGGATGAGATTTACTATCTCTTTTCCAGTCATGTTTTCACCTCCCATGCAATCACCACCTTTACAAATTATATTTTTTTGATATAATTATTATAGTGGTTTCACTTGTGAGTGTAAACCCTGTATTCAGTTTTCAATGTACGTGTTTGACAGGTGTTAGAAACCTGTCTTGCTACACTAGAATGTGTAGCTTTTATGTAATCCCGATTTGGGATTTTGATTTTATCAGTTTGGCTTGTGTGCCTTGCTGATGATGCTATGATATCACGGTTAACCGACATAGTCAATACATTTTTATCGGTTAACTGTTATTTTGTTACATTTGTATATTACATGTATATTAATATGTATTACTATTATACACTTTTCACAAAAGGATTGATAAAATATGGAAAACAAAACAGATAATAAAAAAAGAACTGATGCACAAAAAAGAGCAGACGCAAAGTATTATCAGAAAACAAAAAGATTTTTAATAAAATATACGCCAACTGACATAAAAGAAGCTAATAGACTTGAAAATTATTTAAAAACTATAAATTTATCAACAAATGCTTATTTAAAGAGCCTTGTTAAGAAAGATTTGGACGAAAAAGGTATATTGTATGATAATAATGAGAATTGAGTTAAAATGTTATGGGAAAGAAGAAAACTAAAGCAAATCCTAATCAAATAACAAAAGCATCTAAAATAGGAAGCAAAACTGAAAAGAGTTCGCACAATTCAATTATAAATTCAAAAAATTCAATATACACATACGCTACTGTTAGTATTGACGGAAAAAGACAGCATTATAAAAAATGCATGTATTATGATAAATTGTCTGGAAAATGTGTAAATAAAAATTGTAGTGTAACAATATGTCAAACCGCACATAATTGTACAGGTTTTAAACGTGTAGCAGAAAAGAAATCTGAAAAAGAAAATAAAAATGGTAAATATAGTGACACTTATTTAGATTATCCTAGCCAATTTGGAATACATGAAACTACACCCGTACAGGGTGCTATTTTGTCACAAAATATAGGTACACCATGTCACACAACGTTTTTAAAAACTAATGATAAACGTAGGCATAAAACACACTGTATATATTATAGAAAAGACGGAAAATTTTGTGAGTGGTTTGATAATACATGTGCAGGTTCAAGTTTTTGCAATAATTATACTGAAATTGATGATAATTGATTATATTATATAAACAATTCAATATTGTTATCCTTGTTTTCGCATCTGCTATAGTACAGACAGAATTATATTGCGATGCATCCATATAATGAAAAAATAGTGAAATAATAGTGAAATAATAACGAAATAAAATAACGTCGTATTTTGACTCGTACGGCGTTTTTTGTTGTGTAGGCGATATGATTATAGGGTAAGATAGGAAAATGCCTTAGAATCGAAATTATTAGCTTTTAACGTGTTATATAGGTATAATGGGTGATTATTGATTGTTATAGAATGTGTTATGTGTGCGTGTAGCGTTATAATTGACGTTGTAGGGATATTATACAGTTATGGCATGGATTGCTACCTATTATAATGCTGTTGCGTGTGTAGATATGTGTGCGTGGTTATATCGGTATGATGTACGTGTGTAGTGTGTTAGGGTTGTTAGATTGTAGAATAATGGATCTGATCAGAATTGTTATTGCGTGGTTGCGTGTGATCACAGTAGTTATGATACGGTGTAGGGTTATGCTGCAGAAATAAGATTGCATATTTATATTTATTATTAGAAAGTTCAGAAAGTTTATTTATATTACAGATAATTTATTTAATATTTATGTTATTTTTATTTATTGTTTAATATTTTAATAAAATAGTTATTATATTATTATATAATCTTTATGAATTGTTTATGAATATTATATATTTATTATAAATTGTTA